GCCCGAGGACGCTGTGTTTGACGACATTCAGAGAATTGGTGCAGAGTTTGGTGCGACAACAGGTCGCGTCCGTCAGTGTAACTGGATCAACACAAGGGAAGTGCGTCAGGCAATTGACATGAATGGCGTGAACCGCCTTGTAGTCAACAAGATGGACGTTCTACGCGAGATCGACACTTGGGGAACCACAGAGCGCCGCCTTCACGGCGAGCGTCACTTCCGCAAGCACCTCACGGACGAGTTCAGTCGGAGACTAGGGATCGAGAAGATCTATTTCTCTGACAACCCTCACACGATCCACGAAGAAAATCCCTTGACAGCAGCCGCCTGACCGGTTACATTATCTATAACGTTGGAGGACAGATGAGCAAGAACTACGGCTACGCATGTATCAACATGCAGTTGTCAAACCCGCAGGATTATGGTGGTAAAAAGCAAGATAGAATCACTACTAATCGCTCCATGATCAAGAGAACTTTTGAAGAGAAGGGGATCGAGTATGCATCCTCCTTGTCTCTCCTAAACGTACTCGATCTCCAAAAGATCCTTGAATGGAATGTTGAGCACGGGATCAAGTTCTTCCGTCTGTCCTCCAACGTTTTTCCTTGGGCGTCAGAGTACCAACTCCACGACATGCCCGACTATGAAGCAATCTTCGAGGCTTGTGAGAAGGCAGGCAACTATGCACGGGAACATGGTATTCGTCTTACTTCTCACCCCGGACCATTCAACAAGCTGGCTTCTCCAAATGAGAAGGTGTTTCAGAACACCTTGAGAGACTTGGAGATTCACGGAGAGTTCTTCGACATGCTTGGCTTGCCCCGAGATCACTACGCAAAGATTAACATTCATGTCGGCGCAGCCTACGGCAACAAGCCCGTAGCCCTCGATACATTTGCTCGTAACTTTGAGAGACTACCAGATAGCGTGAAGTCTCGTCTAACCGTGGAGAATGACGACCGTGAATCACTTTACTCGACTATCGAACTCTATGAGGGAGTTTACAACAGGACTGGTATTCCGATTGTTTTTGATTATCATCATCACGGTTTTTGCACTGGCGGTCTTACAGAAAAAGAAGCCTTGGAAATTGCAATCTCGACGTGGGGAGACATCAAGCCGGTAGTCCACTACTCCGAGTCCCGTGCTGAAGAAAAGCGCGACTCCAAGATTCGCCCACATGCCCACTCAGATTTCGTCAACGGACCAGTTGACGACTACGGCTACGACCTCGACGTTATGATCGAGGCGAAGATGAAGGAACTCGCCCTGTTCGGGCTTAAAAAAAACGACGCTGAGCGCTTGACAGCGGCAGCGTGACGAGTTACATTACAAACATAACAAGGAGGACAGCATGTCTACATCAACCGAAGAGAAGAAGCGCTACGTCATGGAGTACATCCGTTCACTCGTAGCAATTGAAGAGGCCATGGAGCCTTACAAGGAGCAGAAGCGCGAACTGCGTACCGAGTATCGTGAGCAGGGCTGGCTGAACACCGACGAGATCCGTGCGGCTGTGAAGGCTTACCGTCTGTTCAAGGGTAAGATTGACATTGATGAGGTTTACGACAACTACAAGGCGCTTTCGGGCGAAGATACGGAGAACCCATGATTATTGAGTATCATCGCCTTTACAGCGACGTGCAGCATCCAACTCGCTCGAACCCCTCGGATGCTGGTCTTGACATCTATGCTTTCCTCGGAGGAAAGGATGACTTCAAGGTTATTCTGCCCGGACATTCTGTCCTAATCCCAACAGGGCTGAAGTTTGGCATTCCACACGGCTACATGCTACAGGTTATGAACCGCTCAAGTGTAGCAGCCAAGCGTGGTCTTGTTGTTGGAGCCCACGTCGTTGACTCTGGTTACGACGGAGAGGTCTTCATCAATCTTCACAACGTTGGGCATCGTAGTCAGGACATCAAGCACGGAGACAAGATTGCTCAATTGGTAATGATTCCAGTAGTCCACTTCCGTGCATTTGAGGAAGTAGACGGAATACTTTACGACGAGCGTCACCCAATCACTATTTCAGAACGAGGCTCAGGAGCCCTAGGGAGTACAGGTGGATAAGAATACACGAGAAGTCATGTTTAGTTCAAAGTCAAACGAGTGGGCTACTCCGCAGTCCATCTTTGACAAACTAAACAGCATCTATGGTCCATTTACTCTAGACGCTGCTGCATCAGACGACAACTACAAGGTCGCAAAGTATTACACTCAGGCAGATGATTCCTTATCACAGGATTGGTCTGGTCATCGAGTATTTCTCAACCCACCTTATGGTCGCGGACTAAAGGATTGGGTCAAGAAGTCATACGAAGAGGGACTTAAGGAAAACACAATGGTTGTTATGCTTATCCCCGCCCGTACTGATACTGCATACTGGCACGAGTACGTGATGAAGGCAGACGAGATTCGCTTTGTTCGAGGACGCATCAAATTTGGTGATGAGACGAATAGCGCACCATTCCCATCAGCAGTGGTGGTTTTTCGTCCGTCCGCATTTGACGGACCCCGCATCACAGGAATGGAGCGACCATGAATAGGGCACAACGGCGACGGCTCAAGAAGAAGAATAAAGGCAACGAAAAACTCGCCCAAAAAATTTCCACCTTTAGCCACAGACCGGACAACTGCTCAGCATGTAACGCCGCATTTGACCCCAAATCCAAGGAACATGCGCTCACATGGCGAGTAGTTGTACGGGAAAATCCAACGCAGGTAACCCTATTTTGCCCAGATTGCATCAATAAAGCACAGGAGGTAATTGATGCCCACACCAACACAGATGATTGACCTATTTGATTCGCAGGGCTCTCACGATGACGAGTTCTCCGACAACCTAACAGGACTTGAAGGTCTAGCACGACGCGAAGCCGTCAATCACCCTTCACATTACAACACCGGAAAGATTGAAGTAATTGACGCAATCGATGATTGGAAACTTGACTTCAATGCCGGTAACGTGGTAAAGTATGTTGCGAGACACCAACACAAGGCAGATCCCCTTGAAGACCTCAAGAAAGCCCGTTGGTATCTTGACCGACTAATCGAGAGGATAGAAAATGGCAGTTAGCAGAATCAATCGAAAAAACCTAGACCAAATCCTAGGTGGCGGAGTGACAGGTGAACACGAAGTCGTAATTAAACTCTATGGCTCCAATTGTCACCTATGTCACGCTCTAAAGCCGCAGTTCGTAGACATTTCCGATGAATATGGTGATGTTCACTTCTATGCATTCAACATGGAAGACGGCGAGGGTCTAGAAAAGAAGTGGGGATTTAGTGGAGTTCCTTCCATTTGTTATGTCCGCACCGGAGGTATGCGTCCTCGTGTGCGTTTCATGGAAGACCCGCCGCAACCGCATAAAGAAATGTGGTTCCACCCAACCGGAATCCGCAAGTTTATTGACAACAATAGGAACTAACAATGGAGACAGCATTAACCTATGACGACGTTTTACTCTTACCACAATACTCCGATATCCGCTCTCGATCTGAAGTGGATATCTCTTCTAATCTGGGGAACGGACTAGAACTCGGACTACCCATCTTTGCTTCACCGATGGATACTATTTCCGAGGTAATGATGGCAGAAGCAATGCACCATGCAAGCAGTGCTGGTGTTCTACACCGCTACAACACAATCGGGCAGCAAACCGAAATGATTCGTGCTGCCAAAAGTAGCGGCGTAGCCAACATCGGATTCGCTGTTGGCATTGATAACGATTACCTTGATCGTGCTGAAGAGGGCGTAAAGGCAGGCGCAACATTTGTTTGCGTTGACGTTGCTCATGGCCACCACGTCAAGATGCGAGAAGCCTTGAAAAATTTGCGTTATGAATTGGGTTCCCAAATCCACATCATGGCAGGCAACGTAGCAACCCTCGAAGGCGTAAACGACCTCGCAGACTGGGGAGCAGACTCCGTTCGATGCAACATTGGTGGTGGCTCTATCTGTTCTACCAGAATCCAGACAGGACACGGACACCCCGGCTTGCAGACGATCTTTGATTGTTCTCGCACAGACCGCGACGTTACTATCATTGCCGACGGAGGCATTCGCAACTCTGGCGACATTGTAAAGGCTCTCGCTGCTGGCGCAGACGCTGTAATGTTGGGTTCCTTGCTATCTGGAACGCGCGAGACACCCGGAGAAACCCTTGTAGACGGAACAGGTCGTAAATTTAAAACCTACCGAGGAATGGCGTCCAAGGAGGCGCAAATGGATTGGAGAGGACGCTACTCTTCGTTTGAAGGTGTCTCCGCTACTGTTCCCTACCGAGGCAAGGTAAAGAACGTTCTTGAAGACCTTGAGCGAGGCATTCGTTCTGGGTTGTCCTACTCTGGTTGTCGCTCTATCCATGAACTACAACATAGAGCCAAGTTTGTTCGTCAGACCTCCGCAGGTCTTGGCGAAAGCAGAACACACATTCTGAATAGGAGTGTGTGAAATGTCTGACGATCCAAACTACGGAGAAGACGTAAAGTCAATTCGTTTTTGGGTCTATGACGACGATCACGCACGACTAATCATAAGGCTGAGACACAACAAGATAAGGGTGTCTCAGTTCTTCCGTGCCGTGATCGATGGCGTCATTGAGGAAGACCCAAATCTAATGGCTTTCTTGGACAATTATGTTGTAGAGCATAAGATCCTAAGCCGCAAACGCTTTACCAAATCGCTCAAACTGAGAAAGAAAGGAGAAGAAAAGTTAGAAGACTGGGGACTCCTAGATGATGCCGACAAAGAAAACCTATTTGATCTAATCGCACAGGAGTTTCCAGACCTATGAATAAAGAAGACTTACTAGTATGCTCGCAGCAGTGCCTTAAAGACAGGGAATGTTGCCCAGCAGACAAATGTAAATTTCACATTGACTATGAAGACGAATTTAATTGTTCCCTGATCTCGATCCATGAAAATGGACCTATGACTCTCAGGGAAATAGCAAAACGCGAAGGACTTTCTTTCGCGAGAATAAAACAAATAGAAAGTAAGGCACTAATTAAACTACAGAAACGTTTGCCTGACGGAGAAGAATTATTGGCTTCTTCTGGTGACGTAGACTATTTAACATTGAGTTTTTAAGGAGAATTAAAACAATGGCTCGCAAGACACTACTATCAGAATCAGAAATCCGTCAGTTTATGAAATTGGCGAACATCAAGCCCCTACAAGAAATGGGCATGGGCGGCGAACTACCAGTCCCCGGTATGAGGGATGATGAGGAAGAAGAAGACGAACCCGGAATGCGCGATTACATGCAGGAGGCTGAAGACGAAGAAGCGCCCGCCCCAGAAATGCCAGCCCCCGAGGGCGGCGAAGAAATGGAAATGGATATGGGCGCTGAAGAACCCGCAGGCGACATGGACATGGATATGGGTGGCATGGACGCAGACGGTGGTAAAGAAGAGCAGTTTGCTGACATCGTTGACAAACTTGCTGACCTACTTGGTCTTGACGCCGATGTTGAGGTTGGTGGCGAAGAAGAGATGGAAATGGGGGGTGAAGTTGACGCCGATGAAGGTGGTGATCTAGAAATGGCTGACGCCGCTCCCGAAGCCCCAATGGAAATGGGTGACGAAGATGAGGCAGATGAACCAATGATGGAAAGTGACGAAGAAATTGTACAAGAAGTCGCTCGCCGCGTGGCTGCCCGCCTACTCCGTGAGAAGAAGCAGGAAGATGTGGCGACCAAGTTAGCCGAACGTATCTTCCGTCGCTTGGCTTCAAAATAATAACTTGACAGCATTCTCCTGAGCCGTTATAATAACCATCTAGGCAACCATCCTAGGTGGTTATTTTTATGGAGGGACTTATGGTTTGGTACATTGCATTAGGAATTTTATGCTTCGGGCTTGGACTTACATTTGGGTTCTTGCTCTCCGTCAGGGCGTCAGGCTCAACAACGATCTTGATCGTCAAAGCCTCCAGCGTTATTGGGTTATCTATTTTAGCCAAGTGCATAGAGAATTACAGTTACGCGAACCTAGTTAAATTAGACGCCCTTAGAAAGTCGGGCGTAGAACCCGACGATAAGGTTTACAAGTTAGAGAAGGAGAACCAAGAGAAGATTATGAATAACTTCAAAGAAGATTCAATCAAGTTCTTGGTCAACGCACACAGCGGAATCTTCAAGGAGATCGCACCCTATACAGATTGGCGTTCAGCCATGAGGTTTTTAGAAAAGAACAGAGAACTAGCGATTCTATTTAGAAAAGGAGCAGAATCATGATTAAGCAGATTATTGGAAAGATTGTTGAGAAGCTACTACCTTCTCCAAACGCAGAAGCGCAAGCAGAACCAAAAGTCGTGAATCTAGCCGAAATGCTAGGTGGAGGTCCAGAGCCGGAACTAAGAGTAATCGGACTCTACTCCAACGTTGAAGACGAGAAGATTGCTGAACTAACACAGGCTCTACTTTACCTCAACGAGACTAACAAGTTGAGAGACAAGGAAAAGGAAGAAAGTAAGCCTGTTGAATTCTACATCAACACCTATGGCGGTTCTGCTGATGACATGTTTGCAATGTATGACGTTATGCAGCAGGTCATGGAGGAAACTGAAATCCACACCATCGGTGTTGGCAAGGTTATGTCCGCAGGCACCCTACTCCTCGCAGCGGGAACCAAGGGCAAGCGCAAGATTGGCAAGAACTGCCGCGTAATGATTCACAACGTTGCAGCAGGTAACTTTGGAATCCTACCTAACCTCACAAACGAACTTGAGGCTATCCAGCAACTACAGGACGACTACATCACTGCTATGGTTGAGAACACCAAGTTCACACGTAAGAAGTTGGAGAAACTACTTAGTGAAAAGGTAAACATCTATCTCTCTGCTGAAGAGGCAGTGAAGTATGGTCTTGCCGACGAGATAATGTGAGGTTAAGTTATGTCTGATAGTTTGTTAACAATTCTTGAAATTATGGAGGGAGTTTTGGGTGAATCTCGAAATACACTTGGGGCTGACGTAAATGAAATTCTATTGGCACTTATAGCATCCGATTCTCTAGGTGGTGATACATCAAAATTTATCAACTACGAAGAGGCTTTTCAAACGATCAATCAGAGAAAAACACAACTAACTGCTGCACAAAAATCAGCAGAACTTGAAATACAAAGTCAGCGCGCAATTAAAATGTTTGAAGAAATTGAAGATTGGCGGCAAGAAAATGGCTTTGAGGGTGAAATAACAAAGGTATGGTGGACTGCTCGACCAAATGTTTTGGTTTCTGCTGTACCCGCAGCCGAATTAGGAAACCCCTCTGACATTTTGTACGAAATAAACGGCACAGAATATCTTGGTATATCTGCAAAGTCAACAAAAACAAAACAAAAAATTGGATTTAAAAATCATGGTGTTGGGTGGCTTGTTGAAGAATTAGGTTTGAATATCGACAAAATTAATAAAAGTGTCGAAAATTTTATTGTTACCAATAAACTCAGCCAAACTGCCGCAACAAGAAAAAAGTTTCTAAGAGCACCTGAAAACAAAGACATCAGAATAGCAGCAGAAAAACACGCCGATCAAATAGTAAATCAACTTAGAGATATACTCTTAGAAAGATTAAAGGAATTACCGGTGGCAGAGTTAAGAGCACACTTGTATACTCACTGGCTCGATGCATCTCCTACAGTATATCCGTATTATGTACAATCAACGGGTTACGGTATGCCCGGAAAGTCATATGGTGCAATGATTATGGATCCGATCAACAATGAAAAATACAAATCATTGATGGGAGAAGATGTCGAGATTGTACCAGTTGGTACCAATAGCATTGGAATAAAAAGCGTAAACGGCACCAAAATTATGAAAATTAGATTTAAATACGCTGATCAAAAACTCGCATCTTCATTGAAATTGTCAGGCGATCCGTGGTAAAATAAAACAATACTTGGAGGAAACTTGAAATCACCACTACGTTATCCCGGTGGAAAAACACGCGCAATAAAGCACCTACTCCCCCACATTCCAGAGGGGGACATTTGTTCCCCATTCTTGGGCGGTGGGTCGTTAGAGTTGGTGCTCTCCAAAGATAGAGCCGTCTATGCTTATGATGCGTTCTATCCTCTCTACAACTTTTGGAATTGTCTGCTGACAGATAAAGATTATCTTGTAGCGCAGGTAAAGAAGTTACATCCATTAGACAAAGAAACATTCAAGGCTTTACGAATGCTCTTGCGAGGCTACGATCCAACGCAGGGCAAGAGCGTAGAACTTGCTGCCGCTTACTTTGCGATCAATCGTTCTTCGTTCTCTGGCGCAACACTATCAGGTGGTTTTTCCCAGCAAGCAGCCGACGGACGCTTCAACGAGAACAGCATCAAAAGGCTGGCTAACTTTGACGCACCCAACCTAAAAGTAGGCTTTCTGGGCTTTGAGGAGTCCATAGAGCAGCACAAAAATTGTTTCCTTTATCTTGACCCTCCTTACTTTTTGGAGGAGAAGAGCAAGTTATATGGAAAGAACGGAGACATGCACGAGGGATTTGATCATAAACTTTTACATTCCCTCTTGACAAATCGCCAGAACTGGTTATTATGTTATAATGATTGTGAGTTTATTCGCGAACACTACTCTGACTATGAGATTATTCCGGCAGAGTGGGCTTACGGAATGAACAAGAGCAAGAAGTCAAACGAAGTTTTCATTATTTCACGAGGTTAAAATGACAAACAAGATGGTATTCGCAAACAACGAAGAACTACGACAGAAGATTCTAAACGGAGCAAACACACTTGCTGATTATGTTTCTTCTACTCTCGGACCAAAGGGCAGAACGGTTCTTCTAAAAGAGCACGATAAGTCTGCTTTCGCAACAAAGGACGGAGTAACAGTAGCCCAGTTCGTTCAGTTGGACGACGAGTTTGAGAACGCTGGCGCACAGGTTATCCGTCAGGCTGCTAACGAGACAAACACAAGCGCTGGAGACGGAACAACAACTGCTACCGTCCTTGCGAGAGCAATCCTAAATGAAGCACAGCGACACATTGTTGCTGGTGTTTCTCCAATCGAACTACAGAGGGGAATAGATGCAACAGTATCAGAGATTTGTAACAACCTTACAGAGATGGCGCGACCAGTCAATAGCATTGACGACATCAAACACATCGCTACTATTTCAGCCAACAACGATTCTACTATTGGGGATCTCATTGCTATGGCTGTGGACAAGGTAGGTCAGGACGGCTCTATCACAATCGAAGAGTCTCGTTCTATGGAGACTTCTATTGACGTGACCGAGGGCTTCCGCTTCCCTGCTGGCTTCTGTGCATCTGCATTTGTCAACGACGAGCGTCGTAATGTGATGCACTACGAAGAGCCGCTGGTTATGGTTACAGACTACAAGATCACACAGGTAGAGCAGATTCTTCCTATTCTTGAGTTGGTTGCAAGAGAAGCGCGCCCACTCGTCATTGTTGCAGAAGACATTGAGGGTCAGGCACTTGCTGCTATGATTATGAACGCTATGCGTGGCTCTCTAAAGATTGCAGGAATCAAGGCTCCATTCTATGGTGAGGAACGCCGCAATCTTTTGTCTGACCTTGCTATCTCGACTGGTGCAACATTCATCACCCGAGAGTCAGGACAGAAGTTGCAGACCGCAACTCTTGATCAGTTGGGTACGGCCAAGTCTGTTGAGAGCACCAAGGTCGGCACCATTCTTGTCGGCGGTAACTGTGACTACGAAGCAGTTGAGACTCGTATTGAGAGTCTAAAGGCTGAGATTGCAAACACAGACGACTTTGCAGAGTGCGAGCGCATTCAGGGTCGCATTGTTCGCCTATCTTCAGGTGTTGCTGTGATTCATGTTGGTGGTGCAACACAGGTAGAGATGACCGAACGCAAGCACCGCATTGAGGACGCCCTTGAAGCAGTCCGCTCTGCACAGGAAGAAGGCGTAATCGGTGGTGGAGGCACAGCCCTGCTACGAGCAAGCAACTCTCTTGTCGTTACAACTGACCACGAAGAGCAGGCAATTGGTATTGCGATCGTAAAGAAGGCATGTGAAGCGCCCTTCCGTCAAATGTGTAGAAACGGCGGCAAGAGCGAAGACCTCCTGCTGGCGCATGTTCTAGACCAGTCAAACGACATGGGCTATGATTTCCGCAACGGCACCTTGACAAACCTCTACGAGCGTGGTATCTTAGATCCAGTGAGAGTAACCAAGTCGGCACTGAAGAACGCAGCGTCGTGCGCCGGCACACTTATCACGACCAACTATGGGATTATTCAGGTATCATGATGATAAGAGGAGACTTAGTTCACATCCCGCAAGATGCTTTCTTGCTTCAGGATGCAGAAGAATATCTAAAAGAGTATGTCAAGACAGACAAGCCAGTCAAGGCATTGTTTTGGGATCGAAACCCCAAAGAACCAACATGGGGAATGGTCTACTACAAAGGCAAGGTCTGGTCGGTAAAAATGAGAGACATTTATCCAATCAACAAGGAGGTGGAGAATGCTAGTTAAACTTACAGAGGTGTGTGGAACAGGTGCAGTAACAAGCGGTCGCCGTTATTCACTACGAGAGGTGTTCGTCAATCCAGAGCACGTCGTTATGGTGAGAGAAGAACACCAGATGAAGAATCTAAACGAGCAGGGAATGCTTACAGAGGGTCTTAGCAAAGAGCACCGCTTCTCCAAGATTACTATTGATAAGGGAACCACAGGCACAGAGATTGTTGTTATTGGAGATCCAAACTCGGTAGAGACAGCACTACAGACCCGCAGCCAACTACTGAGAGGATAAGATGGGACAGAGAGTAAACATTCAGTATTCTGTTGAACTCGATGAGTTGCCTAATGAAGTTAACCGCCTATTTAGTGATGCAATCAGGCAACTCGATGTTCTTGCACCTGTGGGTGGTACACCAACTCTTAAACTTGGAACCGATGGCCTTGATAAGTTAGACGATCTGCGTCGCAAACTCGCCAAGATAGACATAATGCTTGGCGACATTCAGAATATCGTTGAGGGTTATGTGCGCTTCAAGACACAACCTGAACAGCCAAAGGTTCCAGATTCTCCAAGCGAAGCAGAAGAGATCGAAATGCTTGAGGACAGAATAGCAAAGTTCAAGGAAATGTTTGATGCGAAGCCCAATCAAGAATCTGAAGAACAAAACTAATAGTTTTTCAACCCTAAAGACATTGATTCCAAAAGGCTCCGTCGTCCAGACTTACCCTTTTTATGATGGTGCTTTGGAGTTCTCTCTTGCAGAAACTGATAGATATGCTATTGGTTGTACTAAGAGTATTGTGGTCCATGAATTTTGGACTTACGCCATGAAAGACTCAAAAAAAATTTCTCTGATAGCAGACAAAATGTTTCCTGTTGTCAACGAAAATACTTTTGATATCTTAAAGACAAACTGGTATTCTTACAAGGATCCATTTGTTAGAAGCGCATTGTTTTATCTTCTAAATAGATGTTCTTCAATTGGAATGATCACACACGGCGAACTCGATACGAAAAACTATAATCCAATATCTTTGAACGAGTTAAAGACTTTTAAGATAGGCAATTTTCATTCCGTATTTTTACAGCAACACGAAGAATATCAAACCTTATCAAATTCTGATTTTAATTTGTTTAGTGGTGGCAATTACTTTTATGATGTTCTAAGTACAGAGCAAGTCGTAGGTCTTGAAGAGTCACCTTTTCAGCATACAAAGATGTTGAAAAAGTTTGTGCATAGTCCAACAATTTTTGTTTACAACTATCATCCACGTTTAGGTAAAATGAAAAATTGGGATAAAATTTTTCTTGATCAATACGGCAGAACAACAACCGAGCAAAACGCTAAGGAAATAATCTTACACAATGTATGACAAACTCGCAATCGCAACCTGCCTTTTCATTCTCGGACAAGGCATCACATGGTTTAGTTCTTATTCTCAGTTCGTCTGGGATTGGGCAAGAGAACACACACTATGGATTGCGATTTGCACAGCAATTCCGTCAGCACTATGTTTCATTTACGGGCTACGCTATGCCTATGAATTCTTCCAGAGCGGCTGGGCTCCAAGATTCTACATCTTTGCGCTCTCGTTTGCTATAATGCCAGTTCTTTTCTGGTATTTCATGGGAGAAAAGTTCTTCACACCGAAGAACATGATTTCGGTTGCACTTGCGACCACAATTATCTACATCCAAATGAGGTTCAAATGAGAAAAGTAGAAAAGCCTTGGGGACATGAGGTCATCTGGGCAGAAACACCAAACTATGTAGGCAAACTCCTACACATCAACGCAGGACACAGACTATCGTTACAATTCCATAGAGTGAAAGAGGAGACTGTTTATGTAGTCTCGGGCACTCTCTACATTTATGACGGGAGTGGTGGAATCACCAAACTAACGCCCGGTCAGTCTTTCCACGTCAATCCGTTACAGGTCCATCGTTTCGGCGCTAACGAAAGCGACGTTGAGATAATGGAGGTCAGCACTCCACATCTTGATGATGTTGTGAGATTAGAAGACGACTATCAAAGATAGAAACTATTTATTGGGAAACAGGAGAAAATAGATGTCTTTTGCGACTGATAAATGGTTTAAGCACTTACACGAAGAAATCCTAATAGAGGGTCTAGCCGACATAGGTTTGGATGAAAACATCCAACAAGAGATCAAGGATAAACTACCAGAGGCAAGTGAGAAAAGCCGCGTGTGGGTTGGTAATGCTTGGAAGTCTCTTGAAGGAAAGAGACTTTCCAGTTATGGTTGGTTTGAATATCTCGCCGGTAAGATAATCGAAGAACGCGGTAGAGCATTCCAGAAGCCGCCAGAAGAAGGCGGTTACAATCTCCTGACTAATTTGATTTCTGTTTACACAACGCAGCCTGCTGCTAAATGGCCAAAGGCAAAGCGTCAGTTTGTAAAGGCTGTAAAGAAGGGAGGATTCTCCGAGGAGCAAGCCAGACAGGCTTTACTTGGTCTCAAAAATCTTGAAATGAGAATTTGGCGCTGGTTTAGTAGTCGCATTGAGAATGTTATTATTACTCTCAACCAGAACCCAAACAACTACGAAATGATCAAGTCAATCCCACCGAGTGATCAAATAGAGGCTGAACAAGTGTGCTTTGACTATCAGCAGACTCGTGAGGATCCAGATCAGATTATGCACGTATTTGACGATGGCTCCTACTGGTACGACCTCGACACCTATCAGTGTAAAATGGAAGGCGATAGAATGGGCCACTGCGGAACTGATGAACGGGGCACACTTTATTCACTACGCAAGAAAGAGTCGGGACAGAAATCCTCCAAGTCTTACGTTACTATTGCTTACAACGCGCACGACGAAACCATCTACCAAATCAAGGGTCGCCAGAATACTTGCCCACCACGAGAACTATGGAATCACATTGCGACATTCATCGAGATTACAGGTGCTGAGAAGTTAGCAGAAACCGGCGAGTATTCAAATGAGCCCGAAGAGTTTGAAGAACTCGGACAATGGCTTGATGAGAACACCGGTATTTCTTTCGAGGGTTCATTCGAGAAAAGAATGGAAGAGTTCAGAGAAGAAGTAGAGCGCCTTGAGAACGATTGGAAAAGATCAGATTATTTCCAGCAGGTAGATTTTGATGGTGTTTCAATTGACACAATGGACGGGTATGATGGCGACACCCCTATGTGGGCTGCCAGCGTAAGTTCTATTGCTTCCAAACTCCCATTTGATTTGTCTGAAGAAGCGATGCGTACTTTTTTTGCTGTTGGCTCCGAAAACAGCGCAGACCTTGCCCTCGCTGACGAGATAGAAGAAGCAATAATGGAGATCTTCAAGGAAGAAGATAGAAACGAAATTATAAAAGACGCGCATCATTACCATCAGGCTTATGCTTACTTGGTCAAAGCAGACAACTACACTCAGGCATTCATTAGAGCCGATAACATGTCGAGCCTAATGAGAGAAGATCGCGAGCAATTGACCAAGGGCTCTGGTACTTACGTTGTTATTTGGGACATTGGTCGATTGTTTGACGACTGGACTGGTGATAATTTGAACGCCACCGACGCAGAAGCGTTCGGAGAATGGTATGAAACCGTCAACGAGATGGTAGATGATCTTGACGACTCGCTTGACGCAATTGAAGACCTTCTAGTTTCAAGAAAACTTGCAAAGCGCCCGGATCTTAAGGGCTACGCCGATAGGGCTGAAGAAGAATTCAACAACTTTACGGTCGCATCCTCAACTAAAGCAAAAAGAGGCACAATAGAATTGTTTGCCTCTGGTGTCTTGTTCAAGGCAACCGAAGAACAAATGCAGGCACTCAAACAGGTTGGCTTCAACCGATCACTCTTTAGGCAACACAATGGATCTTACTGGGGCTACGAACTAAGACGCGAGTTCTTGGACACCGTGTTTAACTACGACCGCCAAGCACAGGCTTTCGCCAAAAACCAGATGAAACTGAACTTTGGAGAAAAATACAAAGAAATCCCAGACGATACTTTCGACAAGGCATTCGAGATCATAGAGCAGGATGCCCAAATCGGCATCACCACAACCCCAGCAGGCAAGGGAACACCACCCTCCATCAATTACAAGATTACAATTATTATGGACAAGAACACCTTCCCTGTTCTTGGGCCTTACATCGAATACTATGACAACCACTTTGATGTAATGATCAAGGGCTTTGAGCGAGGCGTTAGAGCAGAAGTGAAGAAAGCAGAAGAAGTCTATCAACAGAGGACAGGTTCAGACACAAGTCTCCCTGTTGAGGAAGCGAGAGCAAACCCACTTGACGTTCGTCTCTACGAGATTGACTTTGTTATGTCCTACCCTCTCGGTCAAGGCTATGAAATGACCGACATTCACAACATCGTTCGTGCGATCCCTGATGTGACGACCGTTAGAACCGTCGGTGAAACAAAGAGAACACAAGCCAACAGAACCGTATCTTTACAGCGTCTAAAGTTTGCTCTACAAGGGCAGACGCCAAGAAACGAATGGGTCAAGCAAGTTCTCTTACCACAGATCCACAAGATTAGTTCGGACATTCGCATTCACAAAGTTGAGCGTGCCGACTTGGTTTCCAACAGCAAGCAAAGGCTTGAGGAATACTACGCTGCTTATTCACAGCGTCCGTCCGCTCCGAGAACAACACCAAGACCAACAATCCAAGGTCTAATTGACGACTGGGTTGAGGGTGGGGTTATGTACGACCAGCCAACCAACATCAACCTAACACGTTACAGCGTGATGATGCCGGTGGCTGACTTGGAGCACCTATGCGGTCGCGAGGCACGCAAGCACGGACACCACTTTGACGCAGGTTATGAAAACTTTATCAAAAACGGACCTCGCGATCCTATTTACTTAGCGATCGGCAAGAACGGGAGAGCAAAGATAACTGGAAATGAGGATGATTTGCGCTACGCAATCAAAGCAGGAGTTGAGGAAGTTCCAGTGTTCATTTCTTACCAGCGCCAAGTCTAGGAGAACAGAATGAAATCACTAAGCACCGCCTTCAAAGTCATGTTGGCTGGAATCTTTACGGGGGCGATGCTTGCAGCACATTTGTTCTATGTTCCTGTCTCGCCAAAAGGCTTTCACACAACAGAAGGAATGTCCAGTTCCTACACAATCAATGAGAAGAAAGCCGTTACAAGATCAACAGAATCGGTCGTTCAGGTGTTCTCGCTTGGTGGAGAGGTGTTCGCGCTCTCTGCCTTGAGCGGAACCTACATAACCTACAACAATCGCTTCTATGTCTTGACCTCCGCCCACGGAATTATCGGTGAGTGCGTAGGAATCAAGATCTCTTACTTGGATTCTCAGGTCAATTGTATTGATTTGCTTTACATAGATAGAAAAGTTGACTATGCCGTGATCGAGGTTGAGGAAATGCCGACAAGAAAAGCAGTCAAGATCCCAAGAGCATTAGCAAACCCAAGAAAGAGTTTCAACATCCTTGACAAGGCTTACTACACGGGTTATCCTAATAGCACGGGACCGACAACATGGGTAGGAACTATTGCTGGGGCTGGTCCTGACTATTTAATCTTGCAATCTTACGCTTGGTCTGGCGCGTCTGGATCTGGCGTGTTTGACGAGAAGGGAAGTCTAATCGGAATTGTAATGGCTCTTGATGTGGGAAGAACAAAGGAAGGAACCCAGATTCTAAACAACTTTGTGATCATTGTTCCCACTTGGGCTATTGATTGGGCTGAAATTTTCAAGGAGTAACCCTATGGACGACAAGAAGAAAGATTGCCCCTACGAAGAAGTAACGGGCAGAATAGAAACGATTGACGTAAACCTCAAAACCATTCGTGAGAGACTAAAAGTGATCGAACTAATGGTTGAGAAGCACAAAGAAAAACAAATGGAAATGTGCGAAGATGAAATAGAATCCGAGAATGCGCTACAAGACGCACTAGACAACTATTTTATTGATGAACTAATGAAGGCAAAACCAGCAGGAGAAGCCTAATGTCAGAAACAGCAGAGGCTGTCAACACCGAGGTAGAAAACCTCAAGCCTAAGAAGTTGACCAACAAAGCCCAGCAGGGCATGACTACCTTTACCGTTTGTCGTCAAAGTGACGAAACAGGAATCTCTGGTGAAGGTGTCGTAATTGAAGGCTGTGTGTTCGCAACAGGACACACTGTTATCCACTGGCTCACGCCAGCACCAAGAGGAAGCATTGCTTTCTTTGATAATTTTGACGACTTTATCAAGATTCACGTCAGTTCCCACCCAACAAACGGAACAATTATCACCTATGATGACGGACGACAGACTATTTACACTGCGACAGGAGAGGTAAAGAAGAATGAGCCAGAAGAAAGTGGACCAGCGTAAGCGACCAGAGCCATCACAAATTATGGGTAACGCAGCGCAGCGTCAGTTGAAAAACCAACGCAAGCGTAACGGCAAGATGTACACCGGCAAGCAAGGCATTAAAAGCCAGATTGCGAGCGACCCCTACAAAGGCAAGGTTTCTTTCGGAACTGATAAGTATCGCTTTGAAGAAGTCCTTGAGGTTGATCCCGAAGGCTTCCCAATGAACGATCAGTTAGAGCCACGCCTTTGGAATGGTGACGAACTCAAGCCACACATCAAAGAGCGTCTAATGGAGATCGCAGAGGACTTTGTTGATAACCTTCCGTTCCCTGTTGAGATCAAAGACGTTCGCTTCACAGGCTCTCTCGCAAACTACAACTGGTCAAAGTATTCCGACATAGACCTACACATAGTCGTAGACTTTACAGACATTGACGATAACAAAGATCTTGTAAAAGAAATGTTTGATTCCAAGCGCCTACGCTGGAACGAACTACACAACATAAAGATCAAGGGCTATGATGTAGAACTCTACGTTGAGGACATAGACGAAGAACATTCTTCTTCTGGAATCTACTCCGTAATGAACGACGAGTGGGTTCAGCACCCCGAACAGATTGATCGCTCTATTGACTTGGAGACAGCCAAGAAAAAGGCTTCCGACATAGAGCAACAAATAGCCTCTGTGGAGCGTCTGTTCAACTCTGGCGAGTTTGAAAAAGTTATGCGACACGTTGATAGGATCAAAAATAAAATCCGCTCTATGAGGCAAGCAGGGCTCGAAACAGAGGAAATGGAATTCAGCCCCGAGAACATTGCCTTCAAGTTGTTGAGAAGAAACGAACTCCTCGACACACTAACCAAACTAAAGTACAAAGCCTACGACCAATCTATGACCTTGGACGATTAATGGAATTCTACGACATTACAGACGAAGACAAGCCACACCCCGGCGAATACATCTTCTATGTGCCCTCGCAGGCAATCGTTCTCTGCGGTGCCTACACAGGCACACACATCAAGGCACTCCACAACGGCAAAGTGGTCAAGGATAGGGTCGAGAACTTTAAAAAAATAAAAATAGGTATGAAAGAAAAGCGAAAGAAGTTTGCATCGAGGTGTAAAGCGTGTGGTAAATGACCAAGATTTATACCTACTGTCTCTTTGACGGGGACGACACCTTCCACGGCGTGTACTCGTCGTTGGCTGCCGCTTATCGTGATGCGATCCGTCTCGCAAACCGAGGGCAGAGTCGTGTGATGCTCCAGACCGAGAACGGATGGGTCGATCCTGACTTGACAACACTACGCAACGTGTTATATTCTAAGTGTGACGTGGTGGTCGTCCTACAGGGCGGTCGTCACCGAGCCAAGATACTCAAAACAAGACTAAAGGAGTGAACAATGATCATTGACATGACAGAAGAGATAAATTCAAGCATCTCTACAATACCAGAATTATGGACGGACTCTAAACATGAAAACTGGTTTTTGAATAATAATTATTCCAAAGGTTCGCATGGCACAAATGCGTACAAAAAATACCTTGAAAGTCTAGGTTATGAAGTTATTATAATTTCTGATCAAGGCGATCTCATGTATAGGCAATCTTCATCAGATAGTTGGATTAAATCGGAAGTCAAGGCTTCTAAGGCAGATCTTGAATATACAAAGCGTGGCTTTCTTAAAGAGCAACTTTGGTTCAATCAATTGCGACCAAAGCAGAAAGGCTGGGATGAAGTTGCACTAGTTGGATTCTATCCAAACCACATTAGAATTTGGAGGAAAACTAGAAAAGAATGGGACGCTGAGTGTTTAACTATGCATTCAACCAATAAAGTTCTTGAGCACGTTGGAACCGATGAACTCAGAGGTGTTCGGCTGCTTAAAAATACTAGAACAGATAATTTTTCTGAATGGGAATGTATTCATAATGATCAGCAAGGAGATCTGATTTGATGTCCAATAATGTGAAAGCAGGGCACAAAGACAAGCAGTCGTATGCCAACACAAGAACAACTGGCAAGGAACAATATTACACCACCCCCGAGGTTGTTGATCTTTGCTTAGATGAGGTTCGCAAGTACATCGACCTTTCAGGTCGTACTATTCTTGAGCCTTGCGGCGGAACCGGAGAGTTTATCAAAGGCTTTCATCGTATTGGTATTGAAGACAAGAACATCTTATCTTATGACATTGAGCCAAAGCATCCTCTTGTGAAGAAGGCAGACTATCTTGAAACTCAATTTGATAGGACTGATTTGGTTTCAATAACAAACCCGCCGTTCGGTAGGGCAAGTTCATTAGCAAAGAAGTTCTTTGAGCACGCAGCAGGTCATTGCGAATACATTTGCTATTTGATCCCAAAGTCTTGGAGAAAATGGTCAACCCAAAACAGTTTGAACAAGAATTTTCATCTTGTATCTGACATTGAGTTGCCAAAGAACTGCTTTTACAGATCAGACGATGAAGAAGAATCAAAGAAGGATGTTCTGAATACGGTCTTTCAGATTTGGAAGCGAGAAAAACATAAGCGTCCCAAGTTTAAGGTCAAAGACCACGGTTTGGTTTCTAAGATGCAGCCAAAGAAAAAAGAGGTTGCGGTATTCAGAAAGGTAACTGAAGAACTTTATCACGTTGTCGATGACCAGACAATAAAATTCGAGAAGGAAGTTTACGAAAAAGTTATGCAAAAGCGTCCCGACAAAATCACAGGCGCTAACTTTCAGATGATTGTCTTTGGACATTCGTGTGGTAAGTGTGAAGACTTAGATCCAAACCAAGAATATGAAGCAAAGACAACTACCATGTACTTTGATATCCCAAGACAAGACGTTAAAGAGGCAATGAAGGCTATTGACTTCTCAGTTCACTTTAACAATGTTGCGTATGTTCAGGCGCTTTCACTACAAGAAATCAACTATGAATTGAATAATTACTTTGGATTGCCAAGTTGAGTTTGGTGTTAACTTTCTCTGCTTGACAGCAGGTGATCCCTCGGTTAGATTATACACGTCACTGACACAACACAGGAGGACAGATGACTGACTACGACCACACCGCATTCGTTTCCATGCATGAGGGCATGGAGTGCGAGAACCCCTTTGACGAGGGGCTCGCTTGGGAGTGGGACGACGAGAGTGATTACGACGGAGACTGGTAATGTTTATGATCTATGGAGTCTCCGATTGTCCCTACTGCCTCAAAGCACAGGCGCTATGTATGGAAAAGGACGTTGACTACGCTTGGGTAATGATGGATTGGTCAAAGGATTATCGAGAGTGGCAAAAGGAACTCTTCAAATGGAAGACTTATCCAATCATTACAAAACTTACTTGGATTGGACCACCACATGACCCAGAATACATAGAAGATCTTGTCGGCGGATTTGACGAACTGTCAAAAGTTCTTTCTGCTGACGAGTAGCATAATTATTATGTGCAAGAACTCCACCCCGGCGACTTAGTAAAATGGATTGTTGATTATCGTGTGTTTGAGGCAGACGACGCAGGCGGCATCTACCCTGTGGATGCTGTCTGGGCAAAAGGAATCATTATAGAAGTCTCAAGCACCGACCCACTAAACGTTGTTGTGTTGAGAATAGACAACAACCTACACCAAATGTTACACATGATTCACGACGGCTTCGTCGTAATCAGCAAAGCCAAAGGAGATTAAATGGCCAAACGAATTGACGCAGGCTCTCTTGTCTGCATGAGTAGGAGAAACATCAAAGGACAAGGACTTGTCTTAGAACGTGTAAAAGATGTGAACTTTTATGCAGAGTTCGATCTCGTAGACGCTTGGCATAAGTTGTATGACCGCAAGCATCCAGAATACATGTTCCACGGCGATAATAACTTCAGTATGCTTTGGACTCTACGAACAGACGCAACTCAAGGTATTCGAGAACAGATCCAGAGAAACAAACCAAACGTAGAAGACGAACTAATCAAGCAGTTCTTTAGTTACAACACAGCCTATTCTTACCAGAAGTTCGGCGCGAAGATTACAAAACTAAAGACAGACTTCTCACTTGTAAGGTGGCTCAAGGCACCCTCCGATTATGGAGATAGACCCTGCAAGTGGCATAAGAACAGAGAAGTCTGGCATCCCACAAGTTTGATCAAAAACGTTTGAGATTTCCCCTTGACGGCAGGCGATCCCCCGGTTAGATTACAGATGTAGGAGGAACAATGTCGAACCCACCGAAGGAATACGATTCGGGTCTGCTGACCGAGCGCGTTATGAATTATCGAGGACGTAACGCGCGATACTTTAACCTCGCCCGCAAGGTCGCTCTGTGTTCAGAGCAGGAAGATTACAAGCACGGCGCTATTCTCGTAAAGGGTGGTTCCGTAATCAACACAAGTTGCAACAAGAACCGACTGGTTTCGTTTGGTTCTCGCTTCTGCACCGAACACGACGGCATTGCGACGCTACACGCTGAACTTGGCGCAATTCTTGGGATTGACCGAAACATTACAGAAGGCGCAACCCTCTATGTTGCCCGCATCGGCAAGGACCACGGGTTCAGACTCTCAAAGCCCTGCCCTATGTGTTCTGCCGCTATGAACCACGTTGGAATCAAGCGGGTCTATTGGACTATCGACAACCATAACTGCGGAATGGGAAGACCATAATGCGTAAATGCGGAAACTGCGGACAGCCGGGACACAACCGACGTACTTGCCCCGACCTTCAGGTTGAGGAAGAAGTTGTTGAGGTTGTGCCCGAGAAGCCAAAGAAGAAGAAGCGCAAGCAGCAGATTTGCAGCGTTTGTTACGACGAAGAACACACCAAGAAGAATTGTATGTACGCCGTCGAAATCGAAGGACCAATCGGTCCATCCAAGATGGACTGCGGACACTTTACTTGGTGGCTGAAAGACGACAAGTGTGAACTCTGCAACCGAATGGAAAACCTAAAGGATCGTAACTATGATGAATAAACTGAACGAAGGTTCGCTCGTAGAGTCTCTTTACAATCCGGAACTCGGTAGAGGGATTGTTATGGAGGTTCGTGAGCGCAAGCAGCGTCGTTTTGCTACTGACCCTAACCAGAACCCTAACAAGTGGCTGATTGCTACTGTCTATTGGCCCGAAGCAAGGGAAGATTCGGTAGAGCCCGGCTATTCCCTCAAAGTCCTGTGACGTTTCGTGACTTGACGACCGCACCCTCCCGTGCTACATTACAAGAGTAAGGAGAACGAAGAATGAAGATTGGAGATCTTGTCCAGCACCGCCGAGGCGGAATGAAGGCTCTTATTGTTGATTTTGACGAGGATGGAGATCCTATCCTTGCTTTCCTTGGCGAGCCACTTGAGGACGCTGAGGCTTGGGTAGGCACTGACTTTGAGGTAATCTAATGATTGATCTATTTTCTTTTACTCTCGGACTCGCAATCGGAGCAATTGCTACCTTTATTCCCGCTTGGGTAGCGATCAAGACTTACAAGGGTCTTTACGAGATCTCCGAGTGGCGCTGTAATAGGTTTTATGATAGATTGCTTGATAGGGAGAGCGAAGAATGAAGTACCAAAAAACTACTCATTGGCGAGCAGAATTTGATTCCTGTGTTGCTACGATTACAAAATACTATGACTCTGCCGATTATTTTTGGAAAATCCAGACCAAGACTTTGGATTTTGGATTTGGCGATAGTTGGGAATGGAAGATTCTTGCCGAGGGAAAAGAGGAAACACTCGCAGCAGCGCGTAGCGCCATTAAAAAAGCAAAGGAGAACGAAGAGTGAAAGTCTATCATTTCGCTGAACCTCACGTTACTGGCGGCGACGCTCTTGTTGAGATCACAGAAGAACAGATCCGCATTTGGATGAAGAAGACTTATCCAATGGTGGAAGAAGAACACCAGATCGAAGAATTCTGTGTTCTACATTGGGCTTGGGAGAAAGTAGAATGAAAGTAGGCGATCTTGTGAAACTGAGCGCGCGTGCTTGGGATGGACTCAGGGTGATAGGACCCACAAAGGGGAATTTATGGATAATATTTGAAATAGAGAATACATTTAATGCCAATGGTAAAGTCACTATTGCAACCATTTACAACGGAAGAAAGAAAATAACAAGCAATACGATATACTTGGAGAAGGTAGAAGAATGATTCACATTACAGGTAAGATCCCAAGGCAAGTAGCCGTCGCTGTTAGTGGCGGGATTGATTCTATGGCTGCGTTGGATTTTCTTCGTCGTTCTCACGATGTTCACGTCCTACACTACAACCACGGCACAACCTACGCACCAAAGGCAGAGGCACTCGTCCGTGACTATTGTGAAAAGCACGACCTTGACCTTATCGTAGGTAAGTGCGAAGAAGAAATGCCCGAGGGTGTCTCCCACGAAAACTGGTGGCGAGAGAAACGCTATGCCTTTTTTGCCGAGAGCACAGATAGAAAGATTGTTACAGCACACCACCTTGACGATGTTGTTGAGAACTGGATCTTTACTGCTCTCAATGGTAACCCTTATCTAATCCCACAGGAACGAGACAACTACATTCGTCCGTTCCTTACAACAGAGAAGCGGGACTTTACCTTATGGTGTATCCGCAAGGAAGTCCCAACAATCAACGATCCTTCTAATGGGAACACTCGTTACAGGCGAAACTACATTAGAAGGATCATGATGCCTCACGTTGAGCACATCAATCCCGGCATCAAGAAAACTTTGAGAAAGAAAATCCTTGACGGCTGACGATCACCCGGTTACGTTACAAGGGAAGGAGAGAGGATGACCAACGACGAACTGCGAAACAACTTGACCGATGCTTTCATCGCGCTCGTGATGGACGATCCGGGATTCTCCACGATGGACCTGCCCTCAGAGGATCAGCGCGAGGCTATCGTGCTGGCGCTTCAGGATGCCATCGAGTTTTTCTCAACGCCCGAGTTTGGCACCGAGATTCCTGAATAAAAATCCTTGACAGACCGACCCTGACCGGTTACAATAGAGGGGTAAGGAGGAACAGAGAACCTCCCGACGCAAAAAAAAGACTTGACAAGCCGCTCCCTCTCGGTTATAATAAGAGGGACACAAGGGGAGATAACTCAATTGGTTAGAGTAACAGTCTCATAAACTGTCGGTTCTGGGTTCAAGTCCCAGTCTCCCTACCACTTCTGGGTCATTAGCACAATTGGTAGTGCATCGGACTCTTAATCCGCAGGTTGTAGGTTCGAGTCCTACATGGCCCACCACACAGGCAAGTTCCTGCCTCAAAAGGAACACTCATAACTACAAGGAAAAACATGAGCACTACATCACTAAACAGCACCTTTCTACGAGAGGCATCATTTGACAGCAACACCAACACCCTAACTGTTATTTTCACTGACGGTCGCACCTATACCTATCAGGGCGTCGATCAGTCCGTCTATCAGGGACTAATCTCCGCTGATAGTTCCAGCCGCTTCTTTGGAAGCAACATTCGTGGTCGTTTCACCACCACCAACTCCTGATTGGTAAAAGCCTCGCCCCCGGCTTTGTAGGGGGCTTTTGCACCAGTAGCTCAGTTGGATAGAGCATCGGTCTTCTAAACCGAGGGTCAGAGGTTCGAGTCCTCTCTGGTGCGCCACTTTGTTGGGGCGTAGTGTAACGGCAAACACACTGGTTTTTGGCACCAGTAATCAGGGTTCGATTCCCTGCGCCCCTGCCAGATAAAACTACTTGACACCCGCACCTCTCCGGGTTATAATAGAGAGGGCACTATGGCGGCATGGTGGAATTGGTATACACAGCAGACTCAAAATCTGCCGGGCATTATGCCCTTGTCGGTTCGAGTCCGACTGCCGCTACCACTTTAGACAGGAGACAAGATGAGCGTTTT